TAATACAGTTACTACTAGTCAAACAGGAACAAGTAAAGATTATCTTAGTATAACCACCACAGGTAATGGTAACTCAGCAGTAGTTACTCAAAACAACAGTAGTGCTTCTGGTGCTAACGCTGCCACAATAGTTCTAAATAATGCAGGTGCACCAGCTTCAGTAAACGTAACACAAACTGGTGGACAAACATATAACATCACTCAAACTTGTGTGACTACTTGTGGAACAGTAACGGTACGCCAATGAAAAAATTATTATTATCTCCTTGGACAGCTTTATTAACACTCATATTGTTGGTTTTTATTCGTGTGCAAGATCCAACATTTGTTGAGTCGATTAGACTTAGATATTTTGATACACTTATATCATCTAAAACTATAACACAATCACAAAATATAAGTGTTGTTAATATTGATGATTCTACAATAGAACAAAAAGGTCAATTTCCTTTTCCAAGAGGACAATATGGAAAAATTATTGAGGATTTGTATCAACGTGGTGCTGGTCTTGTTGTGTTTAATGTTTTCATGCCTGATGGCGATAGGTTTTTTCAGGATAATATACTGGCTAACACACTAAGTAAGTATCCAGTAGTATTGCCACAAGTTGGTTCTTCTGATAAACCAAGTAAAATAATTCCTTTTAGACCAGGAGTTTCTATAATTGGTGAAGGATTTTCTGGTGTAAATTACAATTCAATTCAACCAAATGTAAAGGTGCTAAATGAAACAGCTGCTGGTGTTGGTATTGTTAATACTTTCCCCGAAATTGATGGCGTCACAAGACGTGTACCTATGGTCCTCAGTTCGGCCAATCTATTGTATCCCTCAATGGGGCTTGAGGCGTTGCGTGTATCTAGCGGAGATCCCAGCTTCCAAATTAAACTTAACGAAAACGGAATACAAGCACTCAGAATTCCTAAATTTGGAAAAATCTCCACCGATTCAGTCGGTAGAATTTGGGTCGACTGGTCAAACAAACCAACAGAATATTCTTTATCAAACTTACCAAAAAACTTCAATGGTGCCATCGTCATTGTTGGCCTCACAGCCAAAGGTCTTAATAACCCCGTTGCAACAGCTACCGGCGCAGTCTATCCACATTATCTTCAAGCAGCAGTATTAAACACCTTAATTTCAGGTACAAACATCTCCAGACCAGACTGGTCAGACGGAGCCGAGTTATTATACACAATAGCACTTTGTATAATAGCATTATTCTTTACGAGGTATACACATGGTTACATCGCAATTATCGTTATGGGAATTGCATCCTATGTCCTTGGCCGTGAACTCTTTAATAGAGAACAATACTTACTTGATGTTACTTTCCCACTTTGCACCATTACTCTTGTTTTCGCACATGGTTACGTTGTCAAATTCCTGTCAGAACTAAAACAAAAACTACAAATCAAAAAACAATTTGGAACATATTTGTCGCCAGCTCTCGTAGAAAAACTCCAAAAAAATCCAGAATTATTGGTTCTTGGTGGAGAGTCAAGAGAACTTTCAATTATGTTTACCGATGTTAGAGGTTTCACAACAATCTCCGAACATTACGGAAAAGATGTTCAAGGTTTGACTAAAATTATGAATCGTTATATGACAGCGATGACCAAAAAGATTTTAGAAAACAACGGAACATTAGACAAATATATTGGTGATGCACAAATGGCATTTTGGAATGCTCCTGTTGATGAACCAAATCACGCAAAGAAGGCCGTTAAAACTGCATTACAAATGATGGAGAGTTTAGATGAATTTAATAAAGAAATTACCGATGAGGGTATTCCAGCTTTTGGGATGGGTCTTGGCATTAATACTGGTACCGTTGTTGTTGGTAACATGGGTTCTGACCAGCGTTTTGATTACACTTGTCTTGGAGATGTTGTTAATCTTGCATCCCGCCTTGAAGGACAGAGTAAACCATATGGTGTCAGAATTGTTCTTGGACCCCACACAGCCGAACAAGTCAAAGAAGAATTCCCGGTTGTTGAGTTAGATTGTATCGCTGTCAAAGGTAAAACAGAAGGTATAAAGATATTTACTTTAGGTAAACCTAATTATAAACATCAAACGTACTTAGATTGTTATTACTCTGGTGATTGGACTAAAGCAAAGAAACTCTGTAAAGAATTGATTGAAGAAAACAATGAATTGAATCAATACTACAAGAATATGTTAGAAAGGCTGGAAGAAGGTCTTCCAGCCAATTGGGATGGTACTTATCGTGCTACTTCTAAGTAATTAAGCGTAAGTTGCTGGATCTTCAACTGCACCAGCGGTGTGAACTAATTCTTCGTTATGGTCATAAACTTTAATAGCATGGCAGTTTAAGCTTCTAGCAAAGTTCATGGCTTGCTCAAAATTAGCAAAAGAATTGATGAAAGACTTTAATTGACCATCATTCCAGATGTGAGATACGACTTTATGAATTGTGTGCATTTGGTTTTCCTTTAAAGGAAGTATTTATTCCAAATCTTTTTTGTCTTATTTGTGTAACGTTTCAGATGGTACTGATTCCTAAAGACATTTAACTGTGGATGTTTATAGGCTTTCATTAGAGCTCTGCAAATATCTTCACTATTTGTTGGGTCGGCATTGTTGAAATAACTAGACCATGGAATCTCAGAAGAACCAATCAAAGGTATTCCTTGAGAGGTCAAATCAGCACCAACAATATTAAATGTTTCAGAAAAACTACATTGTAATCCAATGTCCATCTGTGAACACAATTCTAAGAATTCTTCTCTTGGTGTCCATTGATGATTGATTAATTTATGACCTTTTTCGTGTAGATGCTGAAAGAGACCTTTGAGATTATTTTGAACTGGACTACCATTCATTTCGATACGACCAGCATTGATATGGAATCTTAGTTGTTTACCTAATTTCTCGGCAAATTCAATGGCAGCAAATGCTTGTACCATATGATTCTTTAATGGTCGCACGGCACCAAAACAACAAATATCAATCCAATACTTGTCAGTATCTAGTTCTTTCTTTTTGTATGCTTGTGGATAAAAATTAGGCAAATAAATTACTTTGTTTTTACCCAAGTATAATTGAACTTCTCTCAACATTCTAGGTGCATTACAAGCAACTACGATATTCTTAAACTTAGCATAATCACCAAGCCAATCCATTGCCATTCCTTCTCCTGCCATAAAAGGCATTTCAGAATGTAAACGAATAATCCATTTAACTTTTGGATGTAATTTTTGTAATACGGAAAATTTTGTTGGAACAACCCATAAGGCTTCAATGATTACATGAGTTGGATTATGTTGTTGGACTAATCTATCAATACAATTATTATCGATAGCAACTTCCAAAACAGAATCAATGCCACAACCAAGTAACATATCATTCATAAACTTGGCTGAATTATATAAGCCAGTACTTAATCCTAATTTGTTATGTACCTTCGCATTGAAATCTTCTCTGCGCTTGAGAATGAATAATATTTTTGTCACAATTTAATTACCTAGTCAATATATTAAATGTTTATTTAGTTATCTTCCCCTTCCACTCCTTCGCATTGGAGCGGAAGATTTTGGTGCTACAGGACCTTTATTTTTAATATTAGGAATATTCTTACGGCCTTCTACCATTGGTACTCGTTTGGTGCTTGGTTTTACCGGTTTAATTTCTTTAGTCATAATATCTCCTTATTGGTTGCGGAGGATGGAATCGAACCAACGCCCCCTGGATTATGAGTCCAATGCTCTACCTCTGAGCTACTCCGCTATACCTTTACTTATTCTTTCACCAACTCATAGTCCCACTTACTAACACCACATTCAGGACAAGGCACTTCATCAGGCAAACTATTCCAATCTTCTACGGATAAAATGTGGCCACAGACCACGCAACGATAATATTCCATTATAGTGTCTCCAAAATTTGTTTATAGGCATTAGCATGACGTTCTTCAACACCTTTAAGTGCCTTGAAACGCTTCTCTGCTTTTTCTAATACTGCCAACTTTGCTTTGAATTGTTCAGCGTGTTCTTTTGATTCAGAAATTTGTTCAACGAATTCAGTAGATGCTTGAGCATTTTTTTCGCTGATAGCATTTTCTAAGAACTGAGGATACATTGTAGTGAACTCATATGTTTCACCTTCAATGGCTTTTTCTAAACATTCTTTTGTAGATGGTTTACCGATGAGTAATTCGAGGTGACCCCAAGCGTGGAGAATTTCTTGGTTTGCTGTATGTTCAAAATGCTTTGCTACTTCTTCAAAGCCTTCTTCACGAGCAATTTTGGCGAAATAACGATACTTGATATGAGCCATTGATTCGCCAGCCAATGCACTCTCAAGGTTTTGTAATGTAATAGACATATTTACTCCATAGTTAAAATATTATGTATATCTCAAATCAATAAATTTTAGTTATTGCCTTTATGATATGTTTTGATGATTGTTATTAAGAAAATCAATTATTGAGGATACTGTCGTGTGTTTAATAGGCGTGTCGTAGATTAAGCGTTTAAGGCCATTCTTTCGAACTCTACCACCGCCTACCCCAGCTTACAGCTTCCTTCCGTTCTCAGCATACGGAAAATCTCCAGATATTGGATCATACCGCCGGGGTGTTGATGTTCCTTGACAGTTAGGATTGCTTATCCTTTACCGCACATCCTCAATAATTGGCTCCAAAGGCTGGGCTCGAACCAGCGACCAAATGATTAACAGTCATCTACTCTACCAACTGAGCTACTTCGGAATAAAACTGGAGCGGGATATTGGAATCGAACCAATGTTATCAGTTTGGAAAACTGAAGTCCTACCATTAAACGAATCCCGCATGGAGCGGAGTGATGCTTTGCTCACCTAACAAAAGATGGTATCTTTTATCGTACTATTACTCTCCGCATATGTAATACTATAACATCTTAATTATAAGAAGTCAATACAAAAGTTTGGTATATTTGATGGTGCCCCAGCACAGAATCGAACTGCGAATTGATGATTACAAATCAACTGTTATACCATTTAACTACAAGGGCTGGGTGATTGTGTTTGGTGCTTGAATCCACGGTGACCCCGCTCTTCATGGCCGGTTCTTGTTTTGGTCGACATTAACAAGTTTTCGGTGTTCCATTGTAGTCACTACACAATCAAAACTATTTCCAGCCTAATGGCTCCATTTCAATAGGAGAATCAGGATTAACTACACCAGTAAATACATTCCACAGTTTTTCTTCTGTGGCAAATTTGGTAAATAGTCCAGATTCCATTCCATGAGCTTCGATTTCCCATGGTTGAACCCAATAGTCTGTATTATCAGGATCGATCCTGAGACCTTTCCAGCGAGTTAAGGTCTCGTTTGTTTCATGATAAGCATACTGTTTAATATGCGTCATTTCATGTGCCAGAGTCTTTAGGATCTCAGTAGCACCAATACCAGGATGAATCTCTATTTCAAATTCTCTAGCCTTACGAGAATCGTTATACTCCAGAATAGAAGCATAACCATAGGCCTCTATTTTTGGATTAAATTTAATCCGTAAGTATATGTTTTCCAACAATTTTTGTGAGATAAGTTGTTCCGCATAGAACAATACGGCACGTTTTACATAGGGTCTGAACCGCTTTTTATCGGGACAACCAACTATACTTAGCTGCATTCAGGTCACTCCTTAGTAAATTGACCTAATAACTAGCATGACCTATAACTTCTCACTCAAGCGTATTTATCGCCTTGCATCTCTTGTAATAATATTATAATAAATCTTTTCAGGAGAAAAGAAAGATTGTAGACAATCCGTAACCCTTTGATTTTCAAAGTCTTTACAACTGAATACATCAAGGTAGAGGTCTCCATTATGGTCTAAGAGGTGTGCCATAATATTGGAAGTCTCAATTAACTGTATGGCCGTGAAGCCTGCTTTTTCTGTATTATCTGCAAAGTGTACCACTTGTGGTTCACCAAAAGGTACCATTTCAATCTGTCTTACCAGTTCTTTAATAAAATGACTGATGTATTCAGGATCTCTGGCTCGGTCTAATTGGCACCCTTTGGCATCAACGACCATATGTTTACCCCAACCTTGCATTACCATTCTCCATTGTCGAACCAAACACGGATAGTGATTGGTAATAATTCAATCAACAAAGCATCTTGTTCCCAAACCTCATTGGTTTTATTGTATTTGAATGAGATTCTCCAATGAAACGGATTTAATTTCAAGGTAATATTACAACCAGAGTACATTAGCCAATCCATTACAATCCTTTCAAAGTATACTTTGTGATTTTATCTTTTAACATTGAAGGTATATCTAGGTAAGGCCATTCCAAGTAGAAAGGACAACCATCATTACCCCATTTATTGTCATGTAGATATTTTCTAACAAGTTTTAAATCTTCTTTGCTGCTAGGTTCAAACAATCTGCGTTGATTAATATTCCAAATTTCAATACGATTCATTTCACATACTCCATATTATCTTTACGCATATAATGTACCACCTGATTTTTCTTTGGGTCAGGTATTTCTCTTACGACAGGAAGAAAAGTTACACCGTCAATCTCATTGGTTGCCCAATTTGAATAGGTATAGAAGATATCCGTACCATTTTTGGCACGAACTTTTTTAAGTATGGCTTTGGTGCCTGTATGACCAGGTCTAAGATTCTTTTTCATGATATAATTATAACTCAAAAATGGGGGTCAGTCAAGACCCCCTATATTATTTGCCAACCGGATAATTTAACTGTTCCCATTCCTCATCGGTAACGGGCCACCAGTTATTCATCTTTGGATTTTACGGCAATCTTCTTCACCATATCCTGTGCTTTTACCATATTTTCTAGCCAGACTTTAAGCATACCATTTGCAATTTCGGCATCTTTAATCTCTACCTTATCGGCAAGAGTAAAGGTACGATTGAAACTGCGATTAGCAATGCCTTTATAAATGAAACTAGATGGATCTTCATCACTTTCAACAGCTGCACCACGGATAACCAACTTATTACCTTCTAAGGTAACTTCAATGTCCGTCTTAGCAAAACCAGCAACTGCCATTTCAATGACATACTTGTTTTCTTTGACTTGTTTGATGTTATATGGAGGGTAACCAGGTGTTGCCTTGGCGACTGTCTCAGAGATATCACGGATTTGGTCTAATACATCATCAAAACCAACTGTGAATGGATCCAAAGACTTATGGAGGGAAGCCCATTGTGGGAATAAAGATAAAGTTGCGCTTGTCATATTTTCTCCTTAATTTAAGCGAGGTTATCAAAACTGCCGCCTCAAATGAGCACGGCACATAATTGTATCAGTATTTATACTACTTTGTCAATAAGAACCTGGTTTCTTACCAATATTGTATTTTGGTGTCAATTCCCAACCATCCTTCTCTTTATGAGACAGGATCTTAATTTGGGAAAGAAAGATTGGTGCTGGTGTTTCAATCTGTTTTTGATTTACCACTTTTACCAGTCCCCAATCTTGTAACAACTTGGCAATGGCATTCCTACGAGACAAGTCATTTTCTGAGATATCAGTAGGTTTACCATCTAAAGCAAACAGTTCTTTAAAGTGTACGATGTAATACTTGCCTTGCTTATGTAAAATATGGCAAGACTGGTAGAGTATTCTATCTTTTTTGGAAGCTACACCGATGCGTGTAAGAGTTTCACGAACTTTAAGGAAATCATCTTTTTCACCTAATGTAACTTCAACTAAATCTATAATTGAAATCATTACTTGGTCACTCCGCCTTTTTCTGTTTTTGTTCTTATTTCAGCGATTTGGTCATCATTTAGAATACGCAAAGCTTCTTTGGCTTTTTGGCTATTATATCCAAAGTATTTTTTAACGGCTTCTATATCTTTGTCGGCCAACGTTTTCTGCCACGGTTGGAATTTCCGTTTCATTGACCTGATAGTATTTAGATAAAACAAATACTGCATATCTTTATCCAACGCTGGATTGATGTTCATCTCGTTGGCATATAGAACACAGTCTTGGTGAAATGACAAGGCTCGGTTGACTACAAAAGGTACATAATCTTTATAATCATGTTCATCTTGGAATGGATTTTTCTTAGTTTGTAAGATTGAAGGTACAATCTCTTTGAATAAATCAGGCATTTTTGGATTCCTTTAAATAATCTAAGGCTCGCAATAAACCTTCAACATTATCACCAAGCAAACCAATACCAGTATTACATTTATGGCAGAGCCATCCTCTAAAAGTATTTTTTATAGGATCATGGTCTAAACATAATTTGATTTGTTTATAACTTTTGTCAATTCCAATTTCTTCACCGCAACAATCACAAGTGCTTGACATTGCTGGAGCAGTTTCACGAATTTGTTTTACAAGTCTAATTCTTTCTCTAATACATTGTTTACATCTTCCGTCCATGCCATCAAATCTTGTTGGATGTTTTCCAAATTCAGAAAAAGGTTTTTCTTGTTTACAATAGATACAAGATTTTGTTTGTTCCATTATTTGAACTCACAATCCACCATAATTTCTGTGAGGCAAGCCACCATGTTCAACTCATGGTCAGGAACAAATGCTGCTTGATATTGATATTTTGCCAAATGAAGTACCAATTGTGGCACAGAATTTGGTTTTAAAGATTCATAAAGACTTTCATATAACTTACGATAAATCTTGACCGGATCGTTGTCCAGGTTGTTTGTGACCCATTTGCGAACAGAACCAAAATCTTTTTCTTTTAACGATGTAACCAACTCGCTAAGTTGTATATCAGCAACAGAGGAAAGAATACCAGTATCGATACTTCCAGAAACGGCATATCTCTGAAGTTCATTAAGAACTCTACGATTGTCCGGAAAATGTTTTGTAACAACTGCGGCGACAACAGATTTGTCATAAGGAACTTTTTCTTGTTCCAAAATCCATTCAACTCTTTTAAAGAATGCTGCAGCCATCTTTTGTTTAGAACCGTTGATTTTAAAATCGATAACAGAACAACGAGAGTGGATTGGATCGATAATACGATTTTTGAAATTACAGGTAAAGATAAACGAACAGTTGGAAGAATATTCTTCAATTGCACCTCGCAACGCTGGTTGAGTTGAATTAGGATTAAGATAGTCTGCCTCATCTATGATGATGACTTTGCGACCACCCATGAGAGAAACCGATGAAGCATAACTTTTGATTTTAGTACGAAGAACATCAATACCAGACTCATCAGAACCATTGATAACAATATAGTCGCAACCAATTTCTTCACAGAGGGCTTTTGCAATCGTAGTCTTGCCAACGCCGGCAGAACCCGATAATAGTAGGTTTGGTATTTCTTTTCGATTGACATACTCTTGAAAGGTGGATTTAATTGCATCTGGCAAGATACAGTCTTCCACCCGTTGTGGCCTATACTTCTCCACCCATAATAAATGCTCGCTCATTCAAAACTCCCATAATATAATTAAGATAAAACACAATTTACTACCATTCTATAATCACTAGTAGTAGGACAATTACCACCATGAATTAGATTTGAATCAAATATAACTGCTCTGCCTTTCTTTGGTGTAACTCTCGAATGTTCTTTTATAAGACCAAGAGGTTCACCTAGAAAATACTTATCATAAAAGATTGTATCACCATCTGCATCATTTACATAGTACAATAATGTTTTTCTACCAACACTATTATAAACACCATCAAGCAGACGCATACCATCAGTATGAGGTTGTTGTCTTGTTGGTCCTGCTTGTGGTAGTAAAAGATTGGCTTTGATTCTTTGTAGGAAAGTATCCGTCTCTCCCATTCTTTGTTGGTACTCAGCAATTAGAGGTGCAATGTATTGAAAGAATTTACTTTCAATTTCACCATCACGAGCAAACATATGACGGAACTGAATATGTTCTTTGAACGGTTCATCAATATAATAATGTTCATCCAAAGGATATTCACTTACAGACCAAGGAAAGAAAGTCCAAGGAAACTCATGACTAGTTAATAATCTTACGATGGAATCTTGAAATTCCACCGAAAGAAAATCATCAATGACTAAAGGTTCCATTAGGCAGGTACTACTGTGCCTTTTTTCTCATTTGCAATCCAATACTGAATCTTATCTTTTGTATTGGTGAAATGGGTTAGACCTTTGAAGGAGATTACGGCAGAATATGTGCCAGGAATCATTTTGAAATTGTCTGTATTATAAACAATCTTATACTTCTTGCCATCGCCTGTGCCAATCTCAAGTGAATTGGTGTGTGCGGCATCATTTTCTTGGTCAAAAGTAACGATTTGAATTTTATCGCCATCAGATTCAACGGCAATATTAGGAGACTTCAATACAGAACAAGTCTTTAGAATCCACTCGTAATCTTCTGCTGTCAATGTAAACTCAACATCTTTAGTAGGAAGATTCAAAGTTTTTTCTGGCGCAACAGTAATCATTGAATCGGCAGTTTTACGATACTTGATTTTCTGACGACCATTTTGAAAATTGATATTCTTCTCATCAAATACCAATTCTGCTTTGTCTTTAAACAAAGAATGTACTGATAAGAATTCATTCAAATCTTCAACACAAAACTCATCATCAAAAGCATCTTTGATTTCTGCTTCAGCCATAACATTCTTAGAACCAGAAATGGTTTTTAGTGTATTGCCTTTTTTAAACTTTAAACCTTGATTGATTGTAGCAAAGTTTTTAAGTACTACGAGGGTTTCATTTGACAGCTTCATTTACTTCTCCATTATCTAAAAAATTAATTGTATCATGTTCGTACAAAAACATCAAGCAGCACAGCGCATGTGCCAAGTGATTCTTACCAGTTTCTTGGTCATTTTGTTCACCAGATTTCCAAGCCCACAGATGCCGTTGTGCAGCATCAAAATATCTACGCTTGGAATCTGGTACCCATTTCCAATTATCCGGTTCATACTTCTCTGCACCAAAAGTTAAAATCTCTACTGTTGCTTTAAGTGCATTTGGTGGCACTAAACCATACTGCAATTTCCCGCCATCAAATTTACGACCACCTGTGGTTGCGGTCTGTGATGCTTTTACTTTATCAACAGGAGGATGCTCAAATTGATAATCTGCCGGACCATAAGATGTTTTTACTGAATTATCATGTAATCTTAATGTATAAGGTTCATTGGTGACAGTATTCTTTTCATAATCATATCTCCATGTAGTATTAGCCATTGTTTTAAAATTACTTTCTAAATGTTGTTTCATCCAATCTTCTGGCGGCTCATGCACAGTATTTTTACCATCAAGTGTTCTCATTACTTTTCCTTACGATATAAATCTCGAATTGTTTCAATACTAGAAACAGTATTTGCTGGAATTGCACGATAAGGAATCTTACGCAACAATTCTCTTAGTTTTTCAATGTTATACATTACATTTCTCCGACATAATTAGCAACAGCCGGCATATCTCCTTGGAAGTGATAAGTTCCAATATGAGATGTTCTCATCCATGGACAGAGATGGATTGTACCACCGATTTTACGCCACATCTGACAGAACATATAATCTTCTGATAAGTAACGGTCTGAACCTCCGCCTGTAATAGAATCTTTGGAATCAATTACAGTATCAAAGAAGGCATGAATGTAACGAGAACCATCAAAGTGTGCCTGACCAACGTGGTCTGGTTTGTATCGAATCATTGGATATGCTTCTTGCATTTTAGCAAATACTTCACGCTTAATCATCATGAAGCCAGTACCAATTTCTAATACTTCAAGCGGCTCAGACACAGTAAATTGTGCCGTACCTTTAACAGGATTGAAAACATAATCACCTGTTACTTTTGCCAAAAGGTCAGCATCAATATCAGGATTCTTTTTGATTGCTGTCTTAACAGATTTCCACTTAATTGCTTTCTTAGGATAAGGACCGCCTGATACATCTTTGTCCATAGCCAATAAAGCGATTACATCTTGTGGATTGAAATGAATATCAGAATCGATAAACAACATATGAGTGCAATCGGAACGATGGATAAATTCGTCAACAAGATAGTTTCTTGCTCGTGTAATTAGGGACTCATTGAATAAGAATGAGAATTTGATTTGTACGCCATACTGCATACACATACCTTGTAAGTCAAGGCAAGCTTTCATATAGAGACCGTGATTTTGGCCGCCATACATTGGGGTTGCTACAAACAGACTCTTTGTTTGTAAATCTTCTTTTTTAATTGAAATTTCCATTTGTGCTCCGATAATTTAAAAAGGGGGACCGAAGTCCCCCAACACACAGATTAAGCTAATGAATAACCAGCTTTGAGTGCAGCCTTAACTAAACCCTTAGTTGGCTTACCCATACGATAGAAAGCAACTTTCTTACCATCAACAGTTTTCTTGTTGGTGTAGATTACATGACCTTCTTGACGGAGTTCGTCAATGCGGGCGGTAACATTGGTAATGCCGAAACGGCGTTGTGCTTGTTTGACAGTAAAAGTGTTGTAACCAGAAGGTTGTTGTAAAGCGTTCAACATCTTTTCTTTAGCAGATAAATTGCTCATAGTAATACTCCATAGTAAAGTTAAAAAATCCTTGCGTGTTGCAAGTTCTCACATCATATCATTATGTATGTGTGTTTGTCAAGCATTTATCGACCAACTTGTGGTAAATATTTTGCTTTGGTTTCTTCCCATGATAGGTAAATCAAATCATCATAGAAAAGAGTTTCATATGAAACATTGCCTTTTTTCTGTAATTGCCGAATACGACCTTTGGCATACTTTGTTTTCCAAATGGTAGACAATGCTTCTTCACTGGTATCAAACGACTTTACCAAATCTTTATCTGTAATTTCTTTACGGAGAAATTCATTGGTATTATTATAAAGTGGACTAAAGTAAATACCACGTTGGTGTTCGGTACGAATCAATTCTTTTGGTATTTTTAGTTGTGAATAAGCAAAGTTTAAAGACCTATTCTTATGGTCACGTTTTAATGGAAGTCCTTGTGGATTTTTTGCTTCCCACCATTGAAAATATTTGTGTGTGTGATTCTTTTTTATCCAGTCAAATACCATTTTTTTAGTTGCTCGAGTTGGTTCAAAAGCCACAGAACCAGAAGAAAAACCCATAGCATTCCAATGTTCAAGATTATCATACTGAGAGAGACCTCCAGATTTTGTTTTTCCGTAGAGTGACGTTGTAGTAACGCCAACAAGAGTGTCTCCATATTGTTCTTTCCAATCTTTCTGTACGGTATCAGATAAACACATTAATGCCAATAATTTTCCACCCATATAATTAAAGCCTAGTGGTTGTAATGGAACAATTGTAGAACCAATTGCAGTATGATTAATCATGTTTTGTTTTGTTTTTACATCTCTCGACCAACCAATTGCATTATCTCTCGGAGTTAAGTCCAGGAAGTCTGAGGAGATGCAGATAACACCAAGGTATTTACTTGTTACTTCATCGGCAACAATGTAGAATAGATTACGACCAATATTACTATTGTTTTTCATTGTAGAGGAAAAGGTACGAATGGCATTCCATTTTTCGGCACCAGGTCCGTTTGAAAGAACCATAATTGGTTTCAACTTCTCGTAATCATCCGGTTCTTTTGGCATCCAGAAATTCTTTTTAACTTCTTCAACCAATTCTTTTTGTTTTGGATCTACCATTTCTACTGAATCTCCAAATAGTGTAGAAGTATCTTGAACAGGATATCTTTCTTTAATTTCACACCATTTTTGATACAGAGTATATTCACGAACATCCATATCAGAAGCATATTTTAAATCTTTAATTAGGATTTCTTTCATCACTTCTTCATCGATATGTTCAAAAGATTCTTTTGGATTTTGTCTCTGCCAGATTTCCCATTGCTCTTCTGGAGTTCCAATTGTCTTAGTATTGACAATAGATTCTTCTTCGCCGAATAATGTATTTACAACCTCAATTTTTTTAGCCATTATCTTAGTCTTAAACTTTTCATCAATTTACTGCGTTTCTTTTTACCTTGCTCCAATGCCAGAGGTTTAGCACGGCTAGTATACACGATACCATTCATGTGGTCAAGCTCGTGTAGGAAACAACGAGCAGATATGCCAGAATATGTTGCCGTTCTTTTTTCACCATTAAAGTCTTGGTATTCTACATCAACCATAGAAGGTCTGGTAATTCTCAATCCCATAAAAGGGAAAGAAAGGCAACCTTCTACCATATGTGCTTCGCCATATTCCTTAACAAGTTTAGGATTAAAGTGTGCCACATAACTATCACCTGAACCCATTACAAAAACACGATGTTTGAATCCGCATTGATTGGCAGATAAACCATAACCTTTATGTAACTTACAGGTTTCAACCAAAGATGAGGCAAACTCATTTGGATTTACAGGTGGATTGCTGAAATCAAATTCAGGCATCACTTCTTTAAGAATTGGATGTTCTTCTGATACCAATTTAAATGTTGGTACTGTTTGTGTAGCAACGCTAGGATTTCGTGCCAGTTCTTCCGTGTTAAAACTAATTATTTCACTCATTTTGCAATCCTTGAAAAATTATTATGCTTTTCAAATTTAATAATCGACCTGAACTTGTCAAACAATTGGTCGCCTTTATGTGAGATAACAAATACATTAGTATCTGTTCCCATTTCGTGTATCAACTTCAAAAATTCTTCTGTACCAACACCATCTAAAGATGAATCAAATACTTCATCCAGAATCAACAAGTTGGTATTTGTTGAGTTCTTCAATTTAGCAATCTGTCGCCAAGTAAACAATAATGCCAAATCAATACGCATCTTCTCACCTTCAGAAAAGTTGGCATAAGAAAATTCATCACGGTGTCTACTCTTAATGGTTTCTTCAAACTGTTCATTGATATTGAAGTTCACAAAGAAGTCCATGGCAGTCAAATACTTGTTAATCAATTTATTCATGATAGTCAAGTATTGTTTGATAATCTTGGTTTTAATACCAGTATCTTTTAATAAAGAACCAGCGAATTCATAATACTGTTTTTGTTCGGCTAGTTCTTCCTGTTTTTTAACCAAAGCACTAAGTTCTGATTTAAGTTCTTTAAGTTTATCATTCTCACTTTCGATGCTCTCTCGAAGCGTAGATAAATCTTCAATTTCTTTTTGGAGTTTAGAAATGTAAGTGTTGATTGCTGATATGGTAGAATTGTGTTTGACAATTTCATTATTATGTTCTTGAATATGCTTGACTATTTTTTGGATTTCTTCGATACGGTTGTTCGCCTCTTGGATTTTTGTTTCAATATCCTGGATTCCAACTCCAATTTCTCCTTTTGTTTTATCGATTCCACTAAGCTGGCTATGTCGGAAGGTGTCAGCAATACTTTGTTTGCAGGTTGGGCAGTCGTGGTTTTCTTCATAGAATTTATACTCCTTATCTAATTTCTTTAAACGAAATTCTAATTTAGATTCCAACTGTAATAATTTGGAACTTTTCTTTTCTACGGCAAGTTTATCTTGTATCTTGCTTTGTAATACATCAATATGTTTTTGAATTAAATCAATGTCTCTTTGTAAGGTAAAGTTTTGGTCTATACTTTCCTTAACTTCTTTTTTCTTTTTCTCAATTTCGGCTTCAGAACGGTTCTTATGTTCTTCAATATTTTGTTTCTGAAAGTTAATCTTTTCAGTTGTTATTTGCATTTCATATTTGTTCTTTGTGGTCGACTCTTTAATTTCAGACATCTTTTCTTTGACCATACCATTCATTGATGAGAAGATACCAATGTCAAGTAAATCTTCAATGATGTTTCGTCTATCTGCCGGAGACAATTGCATAAAAGGAACAAACGATGCCGAACCAAGAATAACGACCTGAGTAAATGATTTATAGTTTAATCTAAGAATAAACTTTTCTAGGTGTTCTTGGTAATCTTTGGATGCCGCATCTTGATTTAGTAATACATCATTCTGATAGATTTCAAATGTATTTGGTTTGATACCACGAATGACTTTATATTTCTTTTTGCCAATAGAAAACTCAATCTCAACAACAGCTGCCTGATTGTTGATAGAATTTAATAGTTGTGGTTTATTGATTTTACGAAATGGTTTACCAAAAAGACCAAAACACAAGGCATCCAGAATAGTGGATTTGCCAGCACCATTGTTACCAATGATTAATGTATTTGGCGATTTTTGAAAATTGATTTCGGTAAATGCTGCGCCAGTTGAAAGGAAGTTTTTCCAACGGACTTTCTCAAATGTAATCATGTATTATATAAATTTAGGACCTAATGCCCACACTACAACAGATTTTCTAGTTCCCTTAGTGACAGGTGCAACACGATGAATCATAAAAGAAGGAAAACAAATAATTCTGCCTGCGTGCATACCTTCAACCGCTTTAGCTTCTTTTTCTTGTCCTTCATTGAAATAAAAGTCACCACCTTCAAAGTCAACACCTGGCTCATTCAGCAATAATGTTAAAGAAAGTTTACGAGTGCCAAACATATTGTAGGGTTTATTAATGCCTGTAATTGTATCCATATGAAAGTCGTAACGACCTTGTTCATAGTCATCATATTCTGTATATTGAAAAGAATCATACCCATTCAAATTAAAATTATAAAATTGATTGTTCAAAGACTCAATTACAAAATTTAAACGATTAAATATCCAAGAGGTATCTTCATTTTTTACGTCATAGTCATAAAACTTAACATTCGACACTCGAACTTCTTCATCTGGTGATTGGACAATTTTGGTGATTCCGGTATTGGCATCAGTTTCTTGTCCTTTAACAGTAACTCCTCTTTCTACACCTTGATTTGAAAAATAATCACACATCTTTTTCAATTCTTCTGTTGTAAAAGCGTTATCCCAATAAGTCCAAGAATAAGTAATTCTTTCTCTTTCAGTTGGATTATTATAAAGTGTTTTATACATTATGCTTGTTCCTGATTAAGTGCCTCAATATACAATTCTTTTAATACTGTTTTTAATTTTTCATTATCAATGTTTTCATCGTGGATATTATCTGCTTCATCAATCATATCATCTTCTATACCTTCTGTCAAGTCATTAAAGTCCTCGGCAATGGTAATATCGATTGGATTAACCTTATAAAGATTCTCCATGAATCGGTCAAACAGATGTGGATTAGTTTTGTGAATTACCACAACCTTAACATAGGTGTTGGCATACTTGCTTAAATCACGACTGGTAATTTCGGTAATACTATTTTCTTTATCATTATAAGAGATACGATGGAACATTACATTAGGATTTTCAATAAACTTCATGTCGAGGGTTTTCAAATCAAGTAAATGAAAACCACGGACATCATTGTAATCTTGCCATGTAAGTTGATATGGAT